GAAACAATTTGGTCTGTTACCGTAGATGTTCCGAAAACAATTTCATTCTCTTCAAAAGTTCCAGTTTGTGTGCCTGGGTCTAATTCAATTTCTACTACGTTGTTACCAGCTTCTCTAAAAGAAACAGATGAAGTAATAATTGCAGTTGCAAAAGATGTTTGACCAGTGATGGTTTGACCAATTAATTCAGACGCACTACCTTTAATTGGTTCTACTCTCATTACATTTCTAACACTCCACACACCATCAGATACACGCAACATATTATCTGTAGGAAATTGTACTTGAGGAGTTTCGTTTAATAAGAGTCTAAAGAATAATTCATGACCTTTCTTTGTGCCTTTTGCAAGGTATAAGTCACGAATATTTTTTACAAGTTTTCTTTTATCAACACTAGAGTCAACATTATCTACAATACCTTCAAGAAATGAATCTCTAAAGTTATCTAAGAATGAATAAAGAGTTGAATCTATATTTGAATAGTTTAGTAATTGTTGTATACTTGAAACTGGATTTGGTCTGTAAGTTTCTAAAGTACCAGATGCATTTGAGCTTGCACCACTTACAATCTCACCAATAATAAAACGAGTTTGGGATGTTACGAATAATCTTTTATTATCATCAACATCATCAACTAATACCTTTGCAGTAGCACCAGATGTTTGACCAGTGATAACTTCACCAATATCAAACTTAACTTCAGAGTCTTCTAAAACAATCTGGTCACCATTTTCATCTAGTACAAAGTTTACAGATTCAGTTTCTTCTCTAATATAGTTATTAACTTCACTAAAAGTAATCTCTGCACTTTCTAAAAACTGATAATATAATTTTACAAACTGTGAAAATACTGGATGGTCTGCTTGAATAAATTCAGGCAGTTGGTGTTGAATATGTGTTGATACTTTATTCTTTACAGTATTATCATTATTTGCCATGACTAGTATCCACTAGAACTACTTGACGAACTTGAACTTGAAGATGACGAACTACTTGTAGAGCTGGTTGATGCTGAAGCATTTGATGAACTTGCACCAGTATAAGAACTTGAAGTTAATACACCAACTCCAGCACTTGTAGAACCAGTTGCAATAGTATCTACATTTGCAGTAACTATGAGATTACTTAAATCAACTTCTAATACTTGATTTCTAACTGCAATAATATCATTTGACTCTGGAGTTACAATTATTCTAATATTAGTAGATGATGCACCATCCACATTTGAAACTTCTGTAATATTAAGTGAAGTTATTACAATTTCACCAGTCTTATAATTAATAGTTCCAGCTGTATTGTCTTGATAAGTTTTTGTAGTTCCATCAACAATATAATACATTCTTGCATTACCGTTACCATCATCATCTAAAAACATTTCATTTACATTGCCAACAATTTTAAATCCAGTAGATTGTAAAATACCACCAAGTTCTTTATTATGACCAGCGTGTGGATTGTGTAAAGCATTATTAAAAGGTACTATGTACTTGGTTGCAGTATTTAAAGTTGGTGTAAAATCTTTACTTAATTTTATAGTTGTAATATTAGATGTTATCGCTGGGTCAGTGTTATCAATCAAACTAGTAAATGGAGAAAATCTAAACGCTGAATCAAATGTAGTCAAATTACTTGAATTAAAATTAGTAATTGTTTTCACAACATTAGATACTAATGTTTCTTGTGCTTTAATTGTATTTTTAGAGTTGTATGTAAAGTTAACATTTAATCTTAATTTAGTATACTCTGGGTCAACAATCTCTGGAGTTACGGATGCAACTGTATAATTATTTTTTAAGTCCTTAACAATATCTAATTTTGCAGCTGCAGTAATAGAACCAGTTGTAGGAACAATAGAAATATAAACTTTACCATAAGTGGGAACATCATTATCTTCACCACCATAAACTTGAACAGACTTTGAATTAGAATATACTTTAGGAACAATTGCTTTAAAGTCGTTCACTGTAACTGCACGACCTTGAGCTGCATAGTCAAGAGGTGCGTTAAATTTAATTGATTGAATACTTTCTTTCTCTGAACCACCAGATGCATTACTCACTGTTGTAGTTGTAATATTTGTAATTCCAGAAATAGTAGCAGCAGTACTAAATGAACTTGCACCATTTGCTTTTGTTTTATTTGTAACAACATATCTCATACGAACAATGTTACCATCAGATAATGCTTTACCAGTAATACCATCTCCAAAATAAATTTCAAATTTACCATCTACACTTTCTTGTAGAAAGTACACATTAGAGTCAGATGAAGTTTGTGTGGAATCAGTTGCAAGTGTAAATGTAGTTGATTGAGTAGAAGTTGAATTATCAAATACATCTACAATTAAAGTTGTTGTATCTCCATTCGCATCATTAACATAAAACTTTTGGTCAACATTATCAATGTCAACTGTGTAACGATTAGTTACATAAGTTCCTTCATGAATTGGAATATTAGAAAAAGATAAAATACCGTTCACGGTTTGTGTTGTATGTTCTGCAACTGTAACAAACTGATAATTAACATCATCAATAAGTGTAGTAAAAACTGTTCCTACTGGAATAGTTGCAGAAGTTAATATACCGATATTATTTAAAGTTATGTTTACATTTGCAATAGGAGCTCTAACCGAATTTGGTGTGTAACCTAATGTCTTTGCATGAGATACAACTGAAGACCGAACAGACGCAGTATCAAGAAATGCTTCATTTGCAACCATGTTCATATTCATTGCAAGATAGTGAGTATTATAAGCAAGAACATCAAGTATTGCGTTCATACCAGAACCCTCAAAATCATAGTCAGTAAAATCTGACTGGTTTCTCATAAAGGTTTTTAGATTAGATTTGATATCATCAAAGTCTAAATCTGTTACGTCTAATCTTTTTTCTGTAGTTGCCATTATCGTAATCTCTCTAATGTAAATGATAAATCAACAAGTTCCGCTGGTGCATTTTCAATATAAAATTCTACGATAACTTGATATTGATTTTCATCAAACCTTGGAATTACTTCAACTGAAGTAAGAAGAGCTCTTGGTTCAAAGTTTGTTATTACATCTGTTATGTTTCTTTGTAATGTTTGTGCAGTGAATGGAGTCATGTTTTCAAATAATACATCACGAACACCAGATGCAATCTCTGGATGAAAAGGTTTTTCATATTCACCAATCTGTACAAGATTACGCACACTTCTCTTAACAGCAGATGCATCCGTTAAAGTTTGTAACTGTTTAGTAACTGGATGTCTACCAAAATTAAGATTGATGTCTTTATATATTCTAGCAGAACGAGGTGAATCGTTTGTTCTTTCTGCATCTCTGTATGCTGGTTGAACTGCCATTACGCTCCTAAACTCCCTACTGGTTTACAAATATATTCTACTGAATCCCAATCACCGTCTGCTGGTAATTCTGCGTGTTGTATTAACATTATTTCACATTTTTCTCTACTGGTAAATTGTTCTACGTCTTGCGACAAACAAGTACTTCCAGTGCATATTGTTAATAATAAACCCCAAATAACTTCCATAACAAACTCCTCTTAGTTATTTATACAAACCAACCAGAGGCCTTGAGTGTTGGTTTTGCCCATCCGTATTGAGAACGTCTAGAACCAGAAGGCCCCCATTGTCTTGTTTTACCTAAGTCACAATGTATAAAGTTTGCACCACTTCCAGAACTAAAATATAATCCTAATCCTTTAATTCCAGCTTCAGCAGCTTTTCTAATAAAATCTAGTCTCTGGTCTTTTGTTGTGTTACGCATAACTACATCACACGCAAGACCTTGTTGGTGTACACTTTTCTTTGCACCACCAACTTTTGCATTATATGCTGGTGAACGATATGCACTTGTAATAGTTAGTTTCTGTCCATATGAGTCTGAAAGATTTTCTAATATCCTACCAAGTTCTGGATTAATTCTTGGGTCAGTATGTCCTAAGAATCTTAATTTATCTTCTAGATTATGTCCAAACTCTTTTGTGTATGGGTCAAATTCTGAACCACCAGAATAATTTTCTTGATTAAGAGATGCACCAGTATCTATTGCACCAGTCTCACCAGTGACAGGCGAAATTCCACCTATACCACCATCACCATATTCAATACCTTCATTTGTATCTGGGTCAATACCATTTGCAATTTCAACTGCACGACCATCAGATATTGAACGAGCTGTTACTGCATCAATATTCAGACTAGGTAATCCATATCCACTTCTAACTGTTTCCACTGGGTCTAAGTCTACTTCAATAAGTTCTGTCTCAACAACTTCATCTGCAACACCAGTATCACCAATGAATACAGTTGGAGAACCAACTTCAATAATATCAGTTCCAGCAGCATTAACATCAAAGTGTGAACCACCACCAGCATCACCAGTGTCAGCAGTATCACCTTTACGAGCTGCATTTTGAGTTGCGCCTGGTTGGTTAATTTTAATTGTGGATGCACTATCCATAGTTACTTCTTTAGTAACATCAAAGTCATATGTTCCACCAATTCTTTCTACGACATTTGTTAAGTAGTCTTTCGTAATATCTGATTTGATATGTTCATTAAACTTTTCACCATAGATGTTTGTAACCGTGTGGTCAACCGAAGTTGTTTTGAAACCATTCTTAACAATCTCTTTTGAGAAACCTTCTATAGTTCCACCACACATAACTTGTTCAGTCTTATTACCTTGTACTAAAAGATTCATATCTCCATCAACTTGGATGTTCCAATCTTTCTTGACGTACATATTACAATTAGATTCTACAGTGATGTTTGCATTACCACCAACAAACAAATGGTCAGAACCAGCAACAATGTGATATCCATCACCAACAATCTTTACAGTTCTATTTCCACCACCATCAATCTCATAGAAAGTTCCTGTACGGTGTTTCTCATAGATGCGCTCTGCGAATGGTGTGTCATCAAACTCCTGTATGTGACCACT